TCAGACTCAAGGGTGTTAACAAACGGGTCTAACTCAGATTTTATCCATTTTCTTAAACCAAGTTCAATAGGACCATTATATTCTCCCGCACTATTAGCAGTCGTGTTTTCTTTTATTGGTACTATTTTTTTATCTTTACCCGGTGTTTGATTAATACCATTACCATCCTCATCACTATTAGTCGATTCAGGATGTTTTTTTATATAATTAGTGATTTTCTTAGCCTTACCCTCAATCTTCTTAATCTGTTTTTTTGTCTCGTCCATTAAACCATCATAACTATCATACTCTAACATTGCATCGTCATATTTGGAAACAGCAATTGTGAAAGGACCCATCTCAGATTTCTTAAATTTTCTAATACCAATCTGTAATGGTGCAACATAAGAACCTCTTCCACCACTACTATCACCGGTAGCCTCTTTAATCTGTATTTTGTTATTTTTGTTCATATACTTATAAATATACTAAAATTTAATTATGGAACAACAACCTGAACTATTTGGAAAGTTATTCGAGTCAATCCCAATTCACTCTGAAGAACATTTAGAAGCCATCCTTGAAACTATGGATAAAGAACACGGAATCTATTACCTAACTCAAGCCGTAAAATACGCATATCAAGCCGGAATATATTCCATAGGTGAATGTGAAATTATCTCAAAATCAATCAGACTCGCAACCAAAAAAGAAAAAGAGGACTAATTGTCCTCTAATATTTTATTTGACTTACGAATATTCTCTTCACCCCACATCGGTTGAAGGTTATCTAAACACCAACATCTCATAAATTCCTCGTCACCCATCTCCTGTATATCAAACGATGTAATTGGGAATTTATGGTCTACGTGCCAAACCCCGTAGTTATCCCACGTCATATCATCCTTAAATTGTTTTTCTAAATGAATAATCAATTCATCCGGAGTATATTGTAGAACATCAAAGTAATGTCCGTATTTATCCACATTACTTTCTTTTAATACTGTCCATATTGCAGTTCTGAAGTTTGCAACAAGCTTGTATAATGGGTCTGAGTCTTTACGATTTTTTTCGTAATCACGTTTGGTTTTACGTAATTTATCACGATTGTCTTCTCTCCATTTTTTTTGATATTCTTTTAAATGTTCTTTCTTATTCTCTCTCCATTCAGAATAGTATTCTGATATTTTTTCTTTATTAGATTCGTAATATTTTTTATCAGATGTTTTTTTCCCTCCAAAATATCGTCTACCCGGAGTATCCATCTTAACTTCATTTTCTTTTAATACCCTATTAATTGTTTTTTCAGAAACCGAATACTTTTCACCAATCTGTCTAGTTCCCCAAATATCATTAACATATAAAGATATCATATCTTTTATTTGTTCATCATTAAATATAATTTTTCTCATACTATAAATACTCTCATTTTCTCTATTGTTCACAAATATACATAAAAAAAAGGGACATATAGTCCCTTTTTGTTAAATATTTTAAGATTTTGATTATCTCAATTCTCTTAAATCGAATGTTCTAACACCATCTACGGTAATTCTGCCGTAAAATCTGTTGTTCACCATCTTTTTCGCGTAACGAGTCATTATACCTTTAATCGGTGTAAAGTTGAATGGGTTGTACATTGTAGGTGTTAATTGTAATGGTACATACGGAGCGTAGATGTATCCTGTATCAAGTAATGATGTTCCTTTGTGTCCTACTAACACTGTGTTAGCTGGGAAGTAAGGGTCACGGTAAACTTGGTAACGTCCTGCTAATGTTCCAACTCTTTCAATACCCATATTGTATTGGTCTTGTTCAGGTGAAGCATTTGATACGTGGAAGTACTCTAAATCGTCAAAGATAGCAGAGATTTCAGAAGAAACCACAATCCAGTTAGCACCACCTCTTAAAGTAGATTTGTGGATTTGAGCTGATAATTGGTTAATCGCTGTAATCAATGTTTGGTTCCAGTCTTTTTGAGTGTAGTTAGTCGTGTTAGCGATTCTTCTCCATCCGTTGTAATCCCATCTTAAAGTCCAAGCCGCACCTTTACGTAAATCTCTTAAGATTTCACGGTCGATTTCAGCCGCAACTTGTTCAGATAATAAAGCTGTTAATTCAGCTTCAGCATCGATGTTGTGGAAAGCCGCAACGTCTTGAGCTAACTCAGGAGACCATTGTGCTCTTAATTTTCTTTCTGTAACAGATACAGTAACTGAATCTAAATCAAAAGAAACCTCACCGATTTTGTCTTCAAATTCTAATTCTTCGTAACGTCTGAATACCGCTTTAATCGCAGTATCTTGAGATGCTCCACTCCAGTTAGCAGCTGATAAAGTTGCTCCTGAATATCCATCTAAACTATTTGAACCACAATCAGCACATACTGGTATTTGTGTATCAACTTCTAAATAGATTGTACCTTGAGAGTCACAAATATCTTTGAAAGAACCTCCGTTACCTAAATTTGCGAATGTTGCTGTTGTAGTATTTCCGTATTCAACAATTCCTTTACCATATTTTTGAGTAACAACTCTAAATAATAAGTTAGTAAATGTAGAAACACCTAAATCAGTAGCAACACCTGAAGTTGCAGTAAATAATCTAAGACCTGATAAAAATTCTTCAGAATCCATTTCTTGACCGTTTGGTCCGATTAATTTTCCGTCACCTGTGTTAGAGAAACCTGTCATTGCAACTAAGATTTTTCTTGCTTCACCAGATGGAAGAGCAGTTTTAGTTAAATCACCGTTAACCCAAGTTACAGTAGTACAAGTAGCAGTGATTGCTGACCATCTACCTTTAGAATAATCGAATAAACCTTCAGGGTCTAAACCTGGTTCAGTTCCTTCGTAGAATAAATCATAAAGATTTTTTTGGTAAGCTCCTGTAGACGTTCCGTAACCACCATTTACATCACCAGGATAATTACCCGGAGAACCGATTGGTGCGTAGTGTTGTCCTGAACTTTCAGGGATTCCATTAGCAGATGTTGCTCCTGTAAATCCTTGAATTTTTGGTACGAAGAAGAACAATTTACCGATTGGTAAGTTCATAGCTTGTACAGATACGATTTCATTCGCTAATAATTTAGAGAATACTCTTCTTACGATAGGGAATACAACTGTTTCAAATGAACCATTTGAACCTTCTCCTGTCGCTTCGTTTATTAAGAAAGACGCTTGATTCTCATATAACTGAGCTACGTTTTCTCTCATATGTCCTTTAAGACCTTCTAGGAATCCTAATTTATCCCATTTGTTGATTGTGTCTTCTTTAATAACTTTAAGGTGTTTTAACCCGATGTTACCAACTAGACCTGATTCTAATAATGCTCCCATTTTTTTGGTTTTTATTAATTTTAATTTATTTTTATTTATTTAATTTTTGTCATTAAATCTTTCATTCTTAAGAACTGTGGATTCTCATATGTTTTAGATTCAATTAAGTTAACTGCTCCTGTAGAAGGTGATTTAGCAATTGTTCTTTCGATTGACTCATTCATATTTTGAGATTTAGTATCTAAGGATAATTCATTTTTAACGACTTGATATAAATTTTTAGATTCTTTAATAGTTTCAACACCATCAAATCTTCTTAAAATGTTAATTTTTTCTTGTTTTGATGTTGAATGTTCAGTGAACAAACGTGTAGCGTAAGCTAAGTTTGAATTGAATATTGCAACCTCGTTTAATTTACTTCTAAAAACATTAAGTGCTTTTCTGTACTCTTCATTTTTCTCTCTAAGAATTTGTAGTTCTGTATTAGAAGTACTTTCTTTGATAGCTGTATTAAATTTAGAGTGAGCTCTTGGTTTTGGTAAACCACCTTTTCTGAAATTAGACCCTGAACCTAATGTTCTTACAGCCTCTTTTGTTTCAGATTTTTTTACAACAGGTTTTTCATCAAATTGTTCTTTAGTTTCAACTTTTTTAACCATTTTGTTTTTACCAAGTTTAGTCCCAGCATTTTCACCGTCTTTGAAATCAAATTTAGCTTTACCTGTACCAACAGATTTAGGAGCCTCTTTCATTTTAGTTTTGAATCCTGTTCCTTGGTTAGGTTTTGCGTTATATTTGAATTTTGGACTTCCGATTCCAACTCCTTTAGGTTTGATTGTAGCTTTTTTAGATTCGTAAATAGAATCGTCTTCCATTTCTTCATCTAATTCTTCGTCAAATTCTTCGTCAAATTCTTCGTCTAATTCTTCGTCGAATTCTTCATCTAACTCTTCGTCATCCATTTGGATTTCATAAACGATTTCTTCATCGTCCATTCCATCTTCTTCGTCAAACTCTTCAAACGCCATTCCGTCTTCGTCTTCTTCGTCATCAGAACTAAACATTCTTTCAACAATAGATTCAATAGATTCATCATCCATTCCATCTTCTTGTTCGTCTAATTCTTCTTCATCTTCTTCGCTTTCGCCAACAATCATATACTCTTTACCAGTCTCCTCATCTTTAAGGTGAGTGTTTCCTTTGTCGTCTTTTGTTACGACAATATTATCATCTGGTCCCATAAGTTGAAATACTCTAAGTACTTCTTCATCGTCTGCGTCAGTTAAATCGATGGTATCGTCTTCGTCGTCCATATCTTCTTCGTCATCGAATTCGATATCTTCTTCGTCGTCCATATCATCAGTATCCATTTCGTCACCTTCTTCATCTGATTCATCGTCGCTCATATCAATATCAGCGATATCATCAGAACCCATAGGCTCATCCATTTCAACGTCATCGGTTTCAATCTCATCATCAGCTTGTTCTGATAAAGATTCTTTTACTAGGTCTTTGATTTCTTGTTTCATTGTAGAAGCAAGTATTCCTTTTGCATTTTCAGCGACTGCCTCTTCCAAATTTTTCATTTGGATGATAGCCTCTTCAACTAAAGATTTTTCTTTTGCCATTGTTTTTATATTGGTTTTAATATATAAATATCTCCCAATGCGAAAAAAGTTTAAATCACACTCATTTCACGTCAGGTTTTTTATACATTCATAAATATCACCAAAAAATAAAAAGCATAAAAAAAGAGGACGTTTGTCCTCTTTTGTTTAATAATTAAAATTTTAATTACTCAATAACTTCGTCAATTTTACTTTCAACAATTGCTGTAATTCTCCACTCCATTGTGTAATGTTCAAAAACTTTAGTAACTTTCGCCTCAACGTCAGTAGGGTTATAACCACTCACTAATTTTTCTTCTCTTAATTTTTTAATCTTACCTGATGCCTCATCAAGTGAGTCTAAGGTAACTTTTGCGATAAAATACTTTTCTTCCATTTTTTG